CAGGCGACACGTGTAAAAGATTTCATGAACTATTTGATAATGGATCAGATGAAAGAGTACGAGGAGGAGTTTGACTCGATGTTATTTCATCTGCCACTTGCAGGTTCTACATTCAAAAAAGTTTACTACGATGTGCCACTTGCAAGAGTGGTATCCAAATTTGTGCCGGCTGACGAGTTGGTCGTGCCATACACTGCAACAAGTATTGATGATGCAGAATCGGTCATACACGTTGTCAAGATGTCAGAGAACGAATTACGTAAACAACAGGTCAATGGTTTTTACAGAGACATAGAATTATCACCACCATCAACAGTAGAACAGAACGAGGTGGAGAAAAAAGAAAGAGAATTAGATGGCACGAAAAAAGTTGGTAAGCAGGAGACGATGTACACACTTCTCGAATGTCATGTAAATCTAGATCTAGAAGGTTTTGAGGATCAGGGAACCGATGGACCGACAGGAATAAAATTACCCTACATAGTAACTGTAGAAGAAGGTAGCCGATTAGTTCTCTCCATACGGAGAAACTATGCGCCCGATGATCTAAAGAAAAATAAGATCCAATACTTTGTCCACTTCAAATTTCTGCCAGGACTAGGATTTTATGGCTTTGGACTCATTCACATGATTGGCGGATTGAGCCGTACGGCAACGGCGGCTCTCCGTCAATTACTAGATGCAGGAACATTATCAAATCTACCTGCAGGATTTAA